ACCGTTCCATTGAGGAACTTGGTTTAGGGCTGCTGAGCTTTGGGTTATATCACTAAGAGTATGAGTATGGCTAGCAGCGGCAATACCAGCTGATGATAGTGACCTATTCTCCCAACGGAGATCGGTGTTATCCCATTGTAGTACATCGTTATTAGCAATACTGGTAATCCTAACATCATGTAGTTCTTCTAGTTCTTGTCCATTAGAAACTTTAACATAGATAGATCCAGCGCCAGGGCCAGCTGACTTTACCATAAATCCAACAACCACGCCATGATCGGGTGCTAATGGTCTATCGTAAGTAAAGGCTCCTGCTGTGGTAGATAACCATAAGGTATCTCCTTCTCCACCAGTACCTGGGGTTGAGCCTGTATCGAACGCCTTAAGATATCCTTGTGTAATAATCCAACCTTCACTATTAATAGCAATATTATGGGCAGCAATACCAATTGTATCCTTAGCTGTTGCTTCGCTAGAGGCATCAGCAAGAGCTACTGTAATATGTGTTGAACCATGCGAACCATTGATATAAACTACTTGACCCTTTGTAATTATGTTGCCTGTATTATTACGGACTAATTTAACAAGAGCAGAACCCAAAGGAGCATTAATATTTGTGTTAGATGCGCCACCATCTAATCCCATAATCGGAGATTGATATTCTGGATCATAAGCAATGACACCATCTCCCAGTGGATTTGCTGGGGTTAGTGTAGTATCTAGGTTTAGTTGGTCTACTGTAACTTGGTCTACAATAACACTGCTAGGTAAACCTACAGTAACTACAGAACCTACTGTTGTAACCTCTACTTCGTTTGCTGTACCAACTACAGTTGTTCCAGGTGATAAAATCCCAGTATCTTTTAGCTTGAGACTAAAGAAATCAATCAAGAAAGATATATCTTCTGTTGGAGTTGCAGTTGTATTTTCAAAACGAACACCACAAGATAAATAACCAGTTGGAACATTGGTTGAAAGAACTACCTCCGTACCACCATTGATTGTAAATCCCACACTTGTAGAGCTTTTCTTTTCAATTTTAATTGTATACCAAGTGCTATTAGCTAAGGCTGTAGTTGCTCCAGTTGCGGTTGTACCATCATTAACAGTAGGAACCCAGTTAGCTCCTTTAGTTCCATTTAAAAAAATACCTTGAGAGGGGGAATTTACATCGTCAAATAAACCCAACTTTATATTATAATTATCAGCTGGGCTTTCTGTTTTAATAATAAAGTAAGCTACATTAAAATCCGCAAAGGTAAATGAATCAGTTCCTGGGGTATTAACTAAAGATAGAACACCACTTCCATTAGCCTGTGGTAATACAACCTTAATAACTCCAATGTGGTTTGTTTCCGAAGCTGCTTCAAAAACCTGTAAACTTGATGGAGTTAATACTTGGCTACTGGTTGGTCGAGGAGAACCAAAGAATGGATAAGGAGTTACTGTACCAGACTCATCACCATTACTTTGATTAAGGAAATTATCCCAAATTAATATAGGTTGATCTGGATCAGTTGGATCAATACCTCCACCACCACCAGCAGGAGCATTTTCTAAATCTGTAATTCTGGCTTCCCAGGATGTTGCTATAGATCCATCAGATTGAAAAGTTAAAAACGATTTCGAATTTCCAGACTCTATTGTAGTATTGTTTAGATTATTTTGTATATTACTAACAACTGCATCATTAGTAGTTATATATGTATTTAAGTTAGTGTTGTTTACGCCATCGGATTGTGATGTAATACTTTGTAATCTTTGGGCTTCTCGTCTAGCATGAGCAGATTGTTTTCTACTGGTCATCCCTTACACTTTCTACCTTTAGGGCAAGATTTCTTAGACCCACCAGGCCCTGCCCAAAGATTCTTACAAGCCCAGTACTTAGCAGTTAGTTTATTATCAGCAGCGTCGCAGTTATGCCGTGCTTTGAAAGACTTACGAGCTTCCGCACTATAGTTGTGACCATAACCTGTTGCTCCAAAATGAATGATTTTTTCTTGTCCATTGGCACAAGCCTTAACCATCTTCTTCTTGCCAGCTGAAGTAGAGGCTCTTGGTTTATTACAAGGCATTGATTTCTTATCTGGTCTTTTAGCCATTGGGTTGTCCTCCTAGCATTTGCATTGCTTGCTGACTGAGTTCTGGTGGGATGTTTGCACCACCAGTATTCATTAGATCCTGTTGAGCAGCACCTCCCATAGCCTGAGCAGCAGCACCAGCAAACATCTTCTGCATTTCCATTTGTTGCTGAGCCTTAGCCATTTCCATCTTTTCTTTTTGAATTTCTTGAGCTGAGCGTACCCAGTTATTAGCATCAAAACCCATAGCCGTGATCAGGGCTCTAGCATAAGCTTCCCACTTAAAGGAAGAAGCGGCCTCTGGTGGAAGATTGCGAACCATTTCACCCATCTGGAGTAACTTGGTGATGTCTGATTCACGGCTAAGGGATTGAAGACCAGTGAGAATTTCGATATTCAAAATACCGTCCTCCTCATTGAATTGATCTGCCATACGTTGGTCAATCTCATTATTTTCAATCATTAAGTAGATGGTTCGTTGGATAATAGGAACCATGAAGTCTCTGGCAATTGCGGAGAATGTACCACCTAGGATTGTTTCTAGTTCATTACCTACGGCTCTGACGGCTGTGGCTGTGACACGATCTCCAGTAGGCATAGCAGCGGTTTGTAATAGGAATCCCTGTCCTACTTCTTTACGCATATTGTCAACCGCAGCCGCACAAGCCTGTAATTGTGGATTAATTGTTTCACCTGGGGTGATAACGAATACATCTTGCTTTCTTGCACCTACCCATTGACCATTAGTAGCTACAGAAAGATCATCAATTTCAGTAATACCAGCTGGATCAACACCCATAAAGAATGTAGAACCAGCAGCCATGCCCTGAATCATAGCACGACTATAGGATTCTAGGGTTCTGATATCTGAGTAAATATCCTCAACATGGCTGCGTCCGTAATCTTCGCCAGCAATACTAGCCCAACGCAGTATAATATAAGGCAGAACAGTATAATACCCTCTGTCGATAATGGAACCTTCCAGTTCTTTTTCGACTTCCCACGTTTCATCTTCCGTTTGGAAGACTCTAACGTATACTGTTTTAAAACCTGTTTGTTTTTCCTCTCCCGCAATGAAGTCATAGGCACTTGCTGGCTCCTCGTTAGATGGTGAAATGAATTCTAAATAGATGAATTCTTTTACCGATCCATTGACATCTCGACGCACAACAAATTGATCTAGACGGATGACTCGGAATGAGAAGTCGTTCTCCATTACAATCAATACATCACCTACAACAATTAAATGTTGCATGGCTAGATATGAGATTTCTCTGAGGTTATTTGAAATTAACTTGTGATAGACCTGAAAAAAAAGTTTATTAAGGTATTCAGCAATTTCTGGGGTAGGCTCACGACCATTCTTAAGACCAAAGGAGAAGAATGGTGTGTCATTTAGCGGGATAAGTACACTAAGGATTTTACTTGCTAATGAAGTAACACCTCTTGATTGTACTGAAGAGTATGTCTGAAAAAGATTATCCTCTCCACTGATGGATTGATAAGGCAATAGGGTTGGTACAGTTAAAGCTGAGCAAGCACGAGACTTGTTTAATTTAGATTCTCGTTTTGCATTAAGCGTCCACCATCGGTCTTTAATAGTCTTTTCAGATTTCATTGTCTCTCCTTAGATTGGTCTATCTTCTTTTTCGTAGTCAGGTCGTTCAATTGTAGGCATAGCTAAATTAAAACCGCCACCAAATTCCGTTGTATCTTTCTTGGTTTGTCCAGTCATCTCTTGGAACAAAGCAGTTTCTTGTCGTTCCTGCTTTAATAGAGACTCTTCTTTACTGGCTGCTGCTTCCTGTCTACGGAGATATTCTAATTGGCGTTCTCTATCTCGTTCAGCACGCATACGATCTTCGGCTTCTTGCTGATAACGCTGTTGTAGTTCCATCTGCCGTTGCATCATGGCTTCTTGTTCTTGCATATATCTTTGAGTATCTACACCACCACCGCCTCCACCTTTACCGCCCATTAGTCACTCTCCTTTCTTGCTGTTCAAATAGAACCTTTAGTTTAGCAACTACTTCTAATTGACCAGCCTTAAAACCTCGTTCATAGTCCTTTAGTTTTAAGTCGCTTGGGTTTAATTGAATTGTCTTCTCCAGGTACTGGATCAGATCCTTCGACAACTGTAGGCTGTCCTTCATGTAATTTTTCCAGTTTAATTGAATTTATATAAGATAAACAAAGGGAAAGGTTGGGGTCCTTGATGGACCCCTCCTTCCACTTCTTTAATAGAATTTCAAGCTTGTTCATTATTTTTCACCATTATATTCAAATGAAAGTTCTTCTCTCCTGGAGCAATCTTCTGTTCGATGAGTTCGTTCTTAAGATTGTCTAGGAAAATATTCACCATGTTTAAATTGTTAAATCCTACATCCAATGTGGCATTGGATAGCTTAACTAATTTAATAGTTTCGGCTAACGCCAAGTCCATATCGTACTCAGATTCAACAAATAAATGGGACATATTAAACTCCTTAGATTAGCTCACAACCATTAGCTGTACAGGCTAAGGTTCTAGCATTAGTGGTTGTATCTTCCATCTCGTACTGAGAGAGAAGACCGAAATCAACAATAGATGGCATTTGCTCATCTAACTTATTAAACTCTTCTTCGGAAATTGCTTCGAATGGAGCTTGCTGATATACATGGTTATCCTTCGGCAAGAAAGAAATGCCGCTGACGGCATTCCAATGTTGCCATAACCAACCACCAACATGCAGAAACTCATTATCTGTATAGTTAACAGTAATGCTAGGCTTGTGATCACAATACCACACTTGATATGCTAACCATAGGTTAAGGTGTCCAATAGCATTAATCTGTTCTTCTGTAATTCCAAAATCAGCTTTGATTGGGAATGAGAAGACAAGAGTATGATCTGGCTTCATTACACAATTCTCATGTGGAATACCAGAATCAATCATAAACTTTGCCATTGGCGAGTGCTTATCCATACGAATCCGTCGAATATAGAACTTGCTATAGCGAGGATGCAGCCCTGAGGCTGTACCCGCTACACAACTTGTCGTGCCTTCTGGCTTAATACATGTAATAGACTTGGAAGGATTAATTCCAAGGTACTCTGACCATTTTTCATTTACCTTCCTAGCGACAAACTTAAGAGCACTAAGTAGTTTCTTAAGTTCTTCTGGCCCATGACCTCCGTTAGTTAGGTTATTGTCAAAGATACCAGTCATTGATACACCCAGTAGTCTCTCTTCTTCGCAGTTTTTCTTGAAGGATTGATTACTAAAGTATGTAAAGTTTGTCAATGCACTCTGTAAAGTACCTAGGATTGTAGCATAACGAATCTTATCAATTAGTTGTGGACCCTGATCATCAGGACGGACAGCAACAGTTGATAGATTGCAGAATTGATTTGGTCGTAGGATAATCTCTGAGCATGGATTAGTACCAAACTCAAAGTCGGGATTTCGTCCAGCTTTTTGTGCAATGGCTCGCATTGCTTCACGATTACAAATACCCCGTTCACCTGAACGAGAGTTGTACAATGAAGACCATTCTTGCATAAACGAACCCATATCTGGCTTGGTTTCATAGACAGCAGAGTTATTAGCTAGTGCTCTATGACCACCCTTTTCCCACCAGGGGCCACTCTTGGCATGTGCCATCTCATAGTCATTAAGATCACTGAGAGAAATCAAAGCAGAGCGCCTAACTCCACCTGAGATAATCGAATCAGCAATTTGACACACTAGGTCGTGAACCTCAATTGGTTTAAGTTTACGACCACGAGCATCATAGAACGTATTAGCAGTAAACTTAATCAATCTAATGAATGGTTCTGGACCAGAAGCACGACCACCGAATGTCTTGAGTCGTGCTCCTGATGGACGCACTTGGCTTGTATCGACATTGAGATGATGTCCATTATAGAGATGAGTAACAAAATCACGATAGGCATTAGCCCATCCCTCTCTTGAATCCTCTACAATAATGGATCTATCTGTCTTTACAATTGTATCATGAACCATAGGAAGTTTGGCAATGTTGTGCTTCTCTACAGAGAATCCAACACCAGTTCCACAGGCTAGTGTGTACATGATATTTGAGAGATCTTCGATAGACTGGATAGCAATATAGCAGCAGTTATAAGCAGCTACATCATCCTTATCTAACGCAGGGCCAGCCGTCATAAGAGCCCGCATGGAGCCAAATACTTGACGATCCTTCATGGCTTGTCGAATATTACCAATTTCCTGCATCTCTTCTAGGGGAACCTTATTGCTGAGATCAAGTCGATTAATTAAATAATCAAAGTAACGATCTACAGCCTCGTCCCATGTCTCTCTACGGTTTAACTCAGGTAACCATCGGCAATACTTGTCGGTAGCCACGAAATCTTCAAATACCTTGCTCATAAATATCTCCCTTACTTAAGTCCAAAATGTTTCTAACTCCGTGGTTATTTGGACACCACAGGTTGATTGTATTATTATTTTTGTCATAATCGCCATGACGTAGAATACGAACGCACCTAGCTTGGGCTAGGGCAAAATCTTTACGGAACATATCAAGAGGACGCTTTTCCTCGGGTCGTTTAGCCCAATCTTCATCCTGATACATTGCCATAATCCCTGAATCCCAT